CAATGCCTAACGATCCAAACATCACCAATATCCCATCCAATCGTGTCGAGATCATTGATCAACGCACGGGAATGGTGTCGCGTGAGTGGTATCGGTTTTTCCTGAACTTGTTCACCCTTGCGGGTGGAGGTGGTAACCAAACATCGCTGGATGACTTGCAGGTTGGCCCACCCCCTCAACCAGATTCTGGTGGCGGCGGTGGAGGTGGCGGTTCAGGCACGGTCACTTCGGTGGATGTCTCTGGTGGTACGACTGGCCTAACCACAAGCGGTGGTCCCATCACCAGCAGCGGCACGATCACCCTGGCTGGCACGTTGGCCGTTGCCAACGGCGGCACGGGTGCAACTGACGCTACAACTGCCCGCACCAATTTGAGTGCTGCCCAGTTGGGCGCAAACGCTGACATCACCAGCATGTCGGGCATCACTGGTGGCATTTCTACCCCAGATTTTGTGCAGTTCGACACTGCCGCAACCGTTACGGATGCGACTGGCAAACTGTATTACGCTGCTGATGACCAGTTCCAGACGTTAGCGTTCCAAATGAACGGTGCGGCTGTTCAATACATTGGTGAATCACAGTACTACCGCATCAAGTGCTCGGGTAGCATCACCAAAGGCGATGTAGTTATGTTTGCCGGTACGCTGGGTGCGTCCGGTGGCTTGGTGGGCGCTGCCGCCACAGGATTATCACCGGACCAGTCAAACTACATCTTGGGTGTTGCTGCTGAGTCCGGTGTCAATAACGACTGGATTACAGTTCTGTCGTTTGGTGAAGTCAAAAACATCGACACCACCGGTGGTGCTGAGACTTGGGCGCAGGGTGACATTCTTTATTACAACCCGCTGGTCACCGGCGGTCTGACAAAAACAAAACCCGCGACCCCTGCTGCAATTGCCGTTGTCGCTGCTGTGGTGCATGTGGGTTCTTCAAACGGTGTGCTGTTTGTGCGCCCAACCTATGGCTCTGTGCTTGGTGGCACAGACGGTAACGTCAACATCACATCGTTAGCGTCAGGTAACACGCTAATTTACGATGCGGTTGCCGGGGTTTGGGAAAACGCCAATTTGACCGACGGTACCGGCATCAGCATCACCGAGGGTGCTGGGTCAATCACCATTACCAACACGGCACCCGATCAAGTTGTCAGCTTGACGCAAGGTGGCACCACGGTTATTACGGGCACTTACCCCAACTTTACAATCTCGTCGAGTGATGCGTTTACTGGTACAGTGACATCGGTGGCTGCTGCCGCAGGAACGGGTATTTCCGTTTCAGGTAGTCCCATCACCACCAGCGGCACCATCACCATCACCAATACGGCACCCGACCAGGTTGTTAGTTTGACGGGTGCTGGGACAACGGCTGTCACTGGGACATACCCCAACTTCACCATTACATCGAACGATGCTTACACCGGCACCGTGACAAGTGTTGGCGGTACGGGCACGGTTAGCGGGTTAACCCTAACTGGCACTGTCACGACCAGCGGCAATCTGACATTGGGTGGCACCCTTGCTGTCACCCCGTCCGATTTTGCATCGCAGAGCGCCAACACGTTTTTGGCCGCACCAGACGGATCTGCTGGCACACCTACGTTTCGCACAATCGTTGCTGCCGATGTGCCCACGCTCAACCAGAACACCACGGGCACCGCTGCGGGGTTGTCTGCCACACTCGCCATTGCTTCTGGTGGTACGGGTCAGACGACCCAGACTGCTGCGTTTGACGCGCTGGCACCCACGACCACCAAAGGCGACTTGATCGTTGATGATGGCACCAACAACGTCCGTTTGGCTGTGGGCACGGACACCTACGTGCTCACAGCCGACTCCACTGCTGCGACTGGGGTCAAGTGGGCTGCTCCTGCCGGTGGTGGCAGTAACATTACGGCGCAGGGAATGTGGGAAAATAACACCACCATTTCCAGCAACTATACGATTGCAACTGGCAACAATGCAATGTCCGCAGGTCCAATCACCGTGGCGTCTGGTGTTGTTGTTACCGTGCCGTCCGGGTCACGATGGACCGTTGTTTAAGGAATCGCAATGACAGTCACAGCACGAAATCTGGTGCCCGCCAAATTGGTCGAGGACACCCAAACCACTCAGTACATTGTGGCAAGCAACGTCACAGCTACCATCATCGACAAGTTCACCGCCACAAACGTCAGCGGCAGCACGGCGACCATCAGCGTCAACTTGGTCACTGGGTCGGACACCCCTGGGGACAGGAACTTGATTACCAAAACCAAGAGCTTGGCGGCGTCCGAGGTCTACACTTTCCCCGAACTGGTGGGGCAGATTTTGCCCAATACGGCGTACATTTCGACCATCGCCAGTGCAGCCAGTGCCATCAACATGCGTGTCAGTGGGCGTGAAATCACATGATTACGGTAACTTATGGCAAAGGTTTTGAGGTCCAGCCGCCACAAATGATGCGGCAGAAGGTAGAATTGCTGCAACAAGAACTGTCCAAGCTGCCGCAATACGAGCCTGAGACAAAGCACTATTTCCACGGCGGTATGTACTGTCGAGAAGTGTTTCGTCACGCTGGCGTGCTGGTTGTGGGAGCGGTTCACAAGAAAGAACACCTGTACCTCATTGTCTCAGGAACCGTGGCAATCACGGACGGTGAGGGGAATGTGCAAGAGGTCACCGGGCCTCATTTGTTCCAAAGCAAACCCGGGACAAAGCGGGCCGTTTATGCGGTCACTGATGCGCTTTGCATGACATTTCACGCTATCGAGGCGACAACTGTTGAGGACGCCGAAGCCGAACTGGTTGAGGTTGAGCCAAATTCGATGTACAGTCTCGGTAATCAGGTCAAACACACAGAAATCGAGGTGCATCCATGACTTTTTGGGTTGCCGGTGCAGTTGTCGGAAGCACTATCATAAGTTCAAATGCGGCAAGCAAAGCCGCTAAAACGCAATCAAAAGCCACTACTCAGGCCATGCAGTATCAGACTGAGGCCGCTAACCGTGCGGCTGAGATTCAGGCTGCTGCTACTCGTGATGCCGCTCGAATTCAAGAGCGAATCGCAGCACAGCAAATGGCGCTGGAGCGTGAACAGTTCAACCGCCAAGTCGAGTTGCAACAGCCGTGGCATACGGCTGGTAAAAACGCACTTACCCAGTTGGTGCCCTTGGCTTCCAACTACACGCCATTCGGCATGGAACAATTCCAAGCTGACCCTGGTTATTCTTTCCGAATGGAAGAGGGTATGAAAGCCCTTGAGCGATCTGCTGCGGCCCGTGGTGGTTTGCTGTCGGGTAGCGCAATGAAAGGTATTCAACGGTTTGGTCAAGGACTGGCGTCCGATGAGTACACGAATGCGTTTAACCGCTATCAGACCGAGCGTGCTGCCCGTTTGGCACCGTTGCAATCGTTAGCCGGTGTTGGTCAGACTTCCGCTCAACAGATTGGTCAAGCGGGTCAAGCAATGACATCCGGCATAGGGCAAGCGGGTCAAGCAATGGCAAGCAACTTGGGCAACCTTTACACATCAAACGCAAACAACTTGGGTAACATTTACACTTCGACCGCAGCCAATAACGCGAATGCGTTGATGAGCGGTGCGGCTGCTCGGGCTTCGGGTTATGTGGGTCAAGCCAACGCGCTTACCAGCGCATTAAACACCGGTTTGAATTTCTACCAAAGCCAGCAACTGATGAACATGCTAAAGCCCACAACGGCTCCAGTCATTTACGGTGGCGGTTAAGGATCAATCATGCCAATCAATCCAAACATCGCACTTTCCGTTCGTGGTATTGAATTGCAAGACCCGCTGGCTCAGTACAGCAAAGTTGCAACTATTCAGAACGCGCAACAACAGAACGCACTTGCTCAGTTGAAAATGCAAGAATCGCAGCGCGAGTTGGCTGCAACCAATGCGCTGAATCAAGCGTACAAAGACGCATACCGCCCCGACACCGGGGAAGTGGACCTTAATGCGCTGCGTGGTTCGTTGGCAACTGGCGGCTACGGTTCCAAATTGCCCGGTATTGAAGAAAGCATTTTCAAGGCTCGGGGTGCAAAAGCTACGGCAATAAAGGGCGAAACTGAGTTGCTGGACAGTAAACTCAAACAGTCGCGTCAGTTCTTGGAAACAATCGACCCTGCTGATCCAAACGCAGCGGCCGCATACATGGAGTGGCACAAGGCCAACCATGCTGACCCTGTAATTGGGAAAGCTCTTGCTGAGCGTGGTATCACGGTTGACCAGTCGATGGCTCGTATTCAACAGTTGATGCAGACCCCGGGCGGTCTTGCACGATTGATCAACGAGTCCAAGCTGGGTACTGAGAAGTTCATGGAGATGAACAAGCCCACGCTGTCCAACGTCGATGTTGGCGGCCAAGTCGTGTCCCAGTCGTTTGAGCCATTGACGGGCAAAGTCACCAAAGTGGGCACATTGACCAAAACGATGACCCCCGGTGAAGCACAGCGCATTAAGCAAGAAGGTCAGCGCATCGGTCTTGAAGCACGTCGTGTTGCGGTGCTGGAGGAAAATCAGCGTCGTGACGCCGACCCTGCGTTCCAACAGACCTTGGCTGCGGCTCGGGAGACCGGTGCTTTGATTGCCAAGGGTGATGTTGCAGCACAGCAAGCGTTACCGAAGGTCATCAGCAGCGCCGAGGAAACAATCCGCGCCATCGATCAGATGATTGGTAAACGTGACAGCAAGACTGGCAAACTGTTGCCGGGTGAGAAAGTACACCCCGGCTTCAAAGACGCCGTGGGTGCAACGTGGCTCCCCGGTCTTCGCTTTGTCGATGGTACAGACGCCGCCAGCTTCATGTCACGATTTAACCAAAGCAAGGGTAAGTCGTTCCTTGAGGCTTTTGAATCGCTCAAAGGTGGCGGTGCTATTACTCAGCCCGAGGGTGAAAAGGCCACGGACGCCATCAACCGCATGTCGATTGCAACAAGTGAAGATGAGTTCATTCGTGCCGCAATGGACCTGCAAGACGTGGTTCGCAGAGGTGTCGCGAACGCTCAACGCAAAGCATCCACAGCAGCCAGTCGCGCCCCCGGGGCCAGCGTTCCCGCTGGTGGCGGTGGCGCAACATTCTTGGGATTTGAATAATGCCAGTTGCCCGCTTCCAACTCCCCGATGGTCGTGTCGCTCGGTTTGAAGTTCCCGAGGGTACGACGCCCGAGCAAGCGCAATCGCTAATTGAAGCGCAGTTGCCGACATTGGGGCAACCTGCTGCCGCAACCCCTGCCACACCGCAGCTTCCACCATCGTTGCAACCTCGTGTGGCACCTGTTGACGAAGTGCCCGGTGCCCGGCAAGAAGCTGGGTTGTGGCAAACAATACGCCCCTATGTTGCACCAACCGTTGAAGCACTGGGTGCTGGTGGTGGCGCACTCTTAGGTGCCGGTGCGGGCACATTGGTCGCACCAGGTGTCGGTACAGCAACCGGTGCCGTTGGTGGCGCTGGTCTGGGTTACGGCATCGCCAAGGAACTACTCGAGTTGGGTGATGTCTACCTTGGTGACAAGACACCTCGTCAGGGCATGGCGCAAGTTGTGGAACCCGTGCGCAACATCATCGAAGGTTCTACCTTTGAGGCCGGTGGTCGTGTGGCCGCTCCCTTGATCTCCAAGGGTGTCGGCAAGCTGATGGACTTGCGCAAGATTCCCCAGAACAAAGCGGCCAACATTGCCCGTAACGCACTTGGTCCAGACCTGCCCGAAGTGCTTAACGCACTCAAGGCATCAAAGGGTCAGAACGTCAGCGCTGCACAGGCCACGGCCGACATCAACAGCCCCACATGGCAAGCCCTGATCGACCGTGCCACGGCTCGCGATCCGCGCTTCTTGTCGGCGCTGGAAAAGTCTCAAGGTGAAGTGTCGCTCAACGCCCTGTCCAAACTGGCCGGTGGTAAGACCGCTGCCGATGTACGGGCTACCACCGAAGGTGCCAAAGAGGCTGTTCGCACCATCACCAGCCCAATGCGTGAAGCTGCGCTTAACCGTGCCGACCTTGGTAAAGAAGTGGCCCGTCTGGAAGGCCTGTCTGCTGAACTGGGTGAACAAGCTGCCGCCAAGGTACAAGAGGTTCGCCGCCTGATGGAGCTTGGTGACATTGCCACGGCCAACGCCCGACTCGGTTTGATTAAGCAGGGTTTACCCGTAGGCTTGAGCAAGTTCACCTACAGCGGCGAGTTGGCCGAACGTGCGTTCAACGAGTGGTCCAATGCCGCAGCGCAAGCGTCACTCGACTTGGGTCAGGGTGCTCGGTTTGCCGATGAAGCTGCGGGTGCTTTGCGCTCTGTGGGCATCAAGCCACTTGAAGGTGCTCCGTTGGTCAACAGCCTCAAATTAATGGCGAACAAGCCTGAATTTGCTGGCAACGATGTGCTGCTCGGTGCCATGCGCAACGTAGCCGACGACATTGCCAAATGGGCCAGCAGTGGTGGGGTCATCGATGCCCGCGCCCTTGACGCCATTCGCAAAAACTCGGTCAACGCCGCGATCCAGCAGCTTCGCCCTGGCGTAGACGCCACCACCCAGCGCAATCTGGCCGCTGGCGTTCTGAGCCGTGTGAAGCCCGTGATTGATGACGCCATCGAGGCAGCGGGCGGCAAGGGCTACCGTGAGTACCTGAAGCAACACGCCGAGATGTCTCAGAAGATTGCCGAGAAACAGTTGACTGGTGAAGCTCTGCGCTTGTGGAAAACTGACAAGAACGCATTTGTGCGCCTCGTGCAGAACGAGTCGCCCGATGTTGTGGAAAAGATCCTTGGCCCCGGCAAATACAACATTGCTGTTGAGTTGGCCGAGAACACCATGAGCACCTTGGAAAACGAAGCCACCAAGGTCATTCGCAACGCCAACATCAAGTCCCAAGTCGAGGGTGGTCAGGACGCGCTCAAGGAACTGTTGCTCCAAAACATGAGCAAGTTCCGTCTGCCGTCTTACCTGAGTGCCGTGGCAGCAACGACCAACAAGGGTCTGAACATCTTGGAAAACAAGATTGGTGCCAAGACGATGGCAACGCTGACCGAGGCGCTCAAGACCCCCGAGGGTGCGGCCAATTTGCTGGAGGCGCTGCCCGCTGCCGAGCGTAACCGGGTGTTGCAGATCATGTCCGATCCAACCAAGTGGGGTGCTTTAACTCGCGCAGCCGTCACCGGTAGCATTGCCGGTGGTGTCAACATGTTGGCACCCGAGCGCAACGTCGAAAATGAGTTTGTACGCTGACCCGAATTAGTTAGAATCCATCAAGGACTAAGACATGGCATCACTATCCCCACTTCCAAAACTCCAGTTCTTCGGGACTGACGGGTTGCCTCTTGTCGGCGGCAAACTGTACACGTATGCTGCGGGTACCACGACCCCTATTGCCACGTACACCGATCACACCGGCAACACGCAAAACACCAACCCGGTGATCCTGGACTCGGCGGGTCAAGCTGGCGTGTGGTTGACCGACACGATCACGTACAAGTACACCCTGACCGACGCCGACGATGTGACGCTGTTCACTGTGGACTACGTGTCTGTCCCCGTCACCACCAACTCATTCGCATCACCCCCTGCCATCGGTAGCGATGTGCCCAACGTGGGCACTTTTACCGACTTGAACGTGGTGGACACGCTGACCCTTGAGTCCACGGGTGCTGCGATTCTGAACGTGGGCACCACGGCCGAGCGCCCAGCAGACCCCGAAGAGGGCATGGTGCGGTACAACAGCACCACTAACAAGTTTGAGGGCTACAACGGCGCATGGGGTGCCCTGGGTGGTGGTGCTACCGGTGGTGGCTCGGACTCGATCTTCATCGAGAACGGTCAAACGGTCACAACCAGCTACTCGATTCCCGCACTGACCAACGCCATGAGCACTGGCCCCATCACCATCGACGGCAGTGTGACCGTGACCATTCCTGACGGTAGCCGTTGGGTTGTGTTATAGATTTAGGAGAAATAAATGAGCATAGTCTTGGATGGAACCTCGGGCATCACGGCCCCTTCCGCTACTGTTTCAGGGACTCTACAAGGTACGCCCGTGCGTGGTGGCTTGGTGTCTGGTACTGCTGTTTCTGCCTCTGGCACTTCAATTGACTTTACTGGCATCCCATCGTGGGTAAAGCGTATCACCGTGATGCTGAGCGGGGTGAGTACGAACGGTACAGGTAATTTAAGATTCCGCTTAGGTTCTGGCTCATTGTCAACAACTGGATACACAGGAACTGCAAGTTATATTGGCGGGACACCCGGAGGATCAACATCGACCTCTGGCTTTGATGGTTATGGTGATAGTAATGCAGGTTGGCTGCGCTCAGGAAATCTGGTATTTACGCTAATTGGGTCAAATACTTGGACAATGACTGGAGCATACAGATACACAACAGACTTTGCTGTTTTGTTTTACGGTGTTTCCCCGGCATTATCAGGAATCTTAGACCGAATTAGCATCACCACTACCAACGGCACAGACACCTTTGACGCCGGCACCATCAACATCATGTACGAGGGCTGAACCATGCACAGAACAGTCGTAAACGTACAAACGGGCGAGGTCACTCAAGTTGAGTTGACTGCCCAAGAAATAGCAGAGGCGCAAGCCCAATACGAAGCATGGTTGGCAACGCAGCCAGCAGAGCCTCAAGAACAGGAGCAACTCGCATGAGCAAAATTTCACTATCGGGCAACGCCAGCGGCACAGGTACGCTGACCATTGCAGCCCCGAACACAAACTCTGACCGGACACTGACGCTGCCAGACAGCGCAGGGACGCTGGCAACTGCTGAGTCCACGCTGACCCAGTTCAACGCATCGGGTTCTGCACCTGTGTACGCTTGCCGCGCATGGGTCAACTTCAACGGCACTGGCACTGTGGCGATCAGAAGTTCAGGGAACGTAAGCAGTATTTCCGATAATGGAACCGGAGACTACACAGTCAACTTCACGACTGCGATGCCTGATGCGAACTACGCTGCTCCGGTGGGAGGTAGAAGCACTGCTGCTGGCTTAAATATCAACCCACTTTTTGAGCTAGCCAGTGCATCAGCGTTAAGAGTTCAAACGTACAACACTGCTTGGTCACCGATTGACCCTGCTTACGTAACATTAGCCATCTTCCGCTGAAAGAACACCATGAATCGAATCATCTACAAACAAGACAACGGCGTGGTCGCTGTCATCATCCCAACACCAGAAGCCCTTGAGCAGCACAGCATCCAAGCCATCGCCATCAAGGATGTCCCTGCTGGCAAGCCATTCAAGATCGTGGACGCTGCTGACATCCCATCGGATCGCTCTGATCGTGATGCTTGGACGGTTGACGAAGCAGACCTGACTGACGGTATCGGAGGTGAATCCAATGAGTTTACCGGAGACGAAGCATGAGTCTTATTAAAGTTGACCCCGCCAAGGTGCAAGCCAAGGCCAACGCTGACCGCATCGCTGAACTCAAACAATTGCTGAACGACAGCGACTACAAGGTCTTGCCTGACTACGACAAGCCCGATGAGAACATCGTGGCACAGCGCCAAGCATGGCGTGAAGAAATCCGCACACTGGAGGCACAATAATCATGGCAAACGGAACATTGGCTGCAAGCCAGATTGAGATGCTGTCCCAAAGCGGGACTGGCATCATGACCATCGTCCCACCAGCGACCAACACCAACCAGACCCTGACGCTGCCTGACAGTACGGGTACTGTTTCGACTTTGGGTGTGGGTACTGCTGTTTCTGCTTCTGGTACTTCAGTGGACTTTACAGGTATTCCATCGTGGGCGAAAAAGATTACTGTGATGTTGAGTGGTGTGAGCACAAACGGAACATCAATCCCGCAGGTTCAATTAGGTGACGCTGGTGGTATTGAAACTACTGGATATAGCGCCACCGCTGTTGGAATTACAGGGGTGGGTACTTCTGCAAATTCGTTTACGGCAGGTTTTGGATTAATTGCAGCTTCGCACTTAGCTACTCACACGTATTTTGGATTTGTCCAGTTTAACTTAATCGGTAGTAACAACTGGACGGCAGTTGGAAATTTGGCTATCCCGACCGTTGCTGGCACGATGGTTGCTGGCGGTAAAACCCTATCCGACACACTCACCCAAGTCCGCATCACCACGGTCAACGGCACTGACACCTTCGATGCCGGAACCATCAACATCATGTACGAGGGCTAAATCATGCACCGCACAGTCGTAAACGTCCAAACAGGTGAAGTGACTCAAGTCGAACTCACCGCTGAAGAAATTGCACAGGCCGAGGCTCAATACGCTGCATGGCTGGCTGCACAACCCCCTGCTGAAGAAACCCCAACGGAGTGATAAATGGAACCCGGTGAAATCGACCCCGTTAAATACGGAGCCATGTGGCAACGCGTCAACGACTACGAGCGTAGGTTCGAGGTCATCGACAAGAAATTGGACCGCATGGAGAACCAGATCACGGAACTGCTGGAGCTTGCCAACAAGTCCAAAGGTGGTCTGTGGGCTGGTATGGCAATCGCTTCCACCGTGGGCGCAGTAATCGGCTGGTTTGTCAGTCACATGAAAGGTTGAACATGAAACGCATCATTCTCGCCACCGCCGTGGCCCTCACCCTGACCGCTTGCGCCACCAATCAGGACGCCTACTACAACGCCATCGCAGCGCGTGAGCAGCGTCAGGCCGAGCAAGAACTCCGTGCCGACACCGCAATCGCTCAGATGGCCGCATCGGGTGACGCACAGGCAAAGGGCATGGCGATCATGCACTTTGCAATCAAGGCCCAGTCTGCCAAGCAAAGCACCCCCATCGCTGCGCCCAAGACGACTGCCGAGGCTTTGCTGCCTTGGGCCTCGCTGATCGTGCCAAGCATCACCCAGTTCTATTCGATCACCAAGAACGCCGAGATTGCTATCAACTCCAGCAACAACGCTCTGGCTGGCAAGATCGACGACAACGACATGGTGACCGACTTGGTGAAAGGCCGTGGCCCGATCATCGGCACACAGGACGACGTGCTGTTGTACCCAACACCTGCCGCTGCTGAGTAATGATTCCAAACCCATACCTGCTGGCTGGTGCTATCGGTGTGGGTTTGCTCACAGGCTGGACAGCCAACGGGTGGCGGCTCAACGCCAAGATTGATGAGATGGTGCTGGAGCACACGCAGGCCGTTCAGGTGGCCACGCAAAAAGCTCTCGACGAAACGACACGGATGCAACGGGAGAAAGACAATGCAATCGCCAAAGCACAAGCCCAAGCAAAGGCCAACGCTGATGCTGCTTCTGCCGCTCGTCTTGAGCGTGACAGCTTGCGCGACTCCCTCATTGCCAGTCGTGGCTCCATCGCCAACGCTACCCACGCCTCCGTCACCGCTTACGCTGAAACCCTCACAGTCGTATTCGAGCAGTGCGTACGAGAATATTCAGACGTGGCGGCAAAAGCTGATGCTCACGCCCTTGACACCGAAATCCTCTTCACCGCTTGGACAGCCGTGACCAAGAGGGAGTGAACCATGCTTGCAGAATTGGCGGTCGCTAACGCAGCTTTCGCGGTTATCAAAGAAGCGGTTGCCAATTCCGGCGACATCATGGCTGCGGGCCAGTCGCTGTTCAAGTATTTCGACACCAAGGCCGAGATCCAAAAAAAGGCCAACAAGAAGGGCGGCACTGACCGAGGCGACCTTGAAGAGTTCATGGCGCTTGAGCAGCTCAAGAAGCAAGAGGAAGAGCTGCGCGAGATGATGATCTACCAGGGACGCGCTGGTCTGTGGACTGACTGGCTCAAGTTCCAGCTGGAGGCCAAAAAGAAACGCGAAGCCGCCGAGCGTGAACGCATCCTCAAACGCCAACGCATGATTGGCCGCATCAAAGACGTGTTCATGATCATCTTGGTGATTGTGCTGCTGGGAGGCTTGGGCCTCATTATTGGTTGGGCAATTTGGATGGCGAGGGACGTATGAAAATCATCACCGCACTGTTGTTTTTAGTCTTGGCTGCTGGGTGTGAAGACCGATTCCGGTATGACTGCCAAGACCCTGTGAATTTCGGAAAACCGAAATGCGAACCCCCCGCCTGTGAAGCGGACGGGACTTGTACCAAAGACCTTTTAGGACAACCCAAATGACGCAACCCGCAACTCTGGATGAAAAGCTGAAGTTTTGTATCGGCATCGGCATGACGCTGACCCTCATGGGTATCGTCGGCGTGGTGCTGTATTCGCTGGTGTTCGTGACCCAGCCCATGGGCCAGATGGCCCCCAACGACGCACGCTTTTTCGAACTGCTGTTCCCAATTGCCACATTTATCACTGGCAGCTTGGGCACCCTGTTGGCTTTGAATACCGATAGCGGCAAGCCAAAGAAGCCTGAAGCCGAACCCGAAACCCCCGAAGGAGTTTAAACATGACACAGTTGACCAAGAACTTTTCGCTGCACGAGCTGACCAAGTCCGAGACGGCTCTGCGTTTGGACATGGAGAACACCCCCGGTCCAGACGAGATCGCCAACCTGACTGAGTTGGCTGGCAAGGTGTTGCAGCCTGTGCGTGATCATTTCGGCAAGGGCGTCAAGGTGAACTCGGGCTTCCGTCACCCAGAAGTTAATGCCAAGGTCGGTGGTTCTAAGACGTCGGATCACTGTAAAGGTCAGGCCGCAGACATCGAAATCCCCGGCGTTCCCAACGCCGAGTTGGCCGAATGGATTAAGGGAAATCTGGAATTCACCCAGTTGATTTTGGAGTTCTACACACCCGGCATCCCTGACAGCGGATGGGTTCATGTGTCGTACGACCCCGCCAACCTCAAGAAGCAGGTCATGACGGCCACCAAACAAGGCGGCAAGACTGTTTACTTGCCGGGTCTGGTTGCCTGATTAGACGCACGATTCAAGCGCCGGGGGCACGTAGTTTGGACCCTTGAGGATCTTGCCGTTCTGATCGAAGTACGGCTGACCCTCGGGGCTGAACTTGCTCCAGTTCGAGGTGTTCACAATGTCCACGGCCTTGGTGATGTTCATGTTGGCGCAGTGTCCCACACCCACGGAGGTCACGATCTGGTCAGCCAGTGAATCCACAAACCCTTTGCGGTCTGCGATGTCGGCGACCATGCGTCCGTCCTTGAGCTTGTCGGCGTATTCTTTGAGCAGTTGATACACGGCTGAGTTCTTACCCGGCAACTCCACGCCTGTACCGGTGGTGTGGCTAAAGCGCAGGGTTTCGATCATTTCCACGATTTCTTCCAAATGGCACCCAAGCTGTGTGCTGAAGTTCTTTGCCGTTGGGTTGGGGCGGGCACGTTTGTGCCACAGGGCGATGGACTCAATGGTCATTTGACTTTCCGTTTTTTAAGTGGGTCGTTGGTCTTTGCAGCGGCTTTGATGCCGTTGCGCTTGTTTTTCTCCGCGAGCGCTTGCTCTTTGCGGTACGTCTCGGACCTGCCGAATGGCGATCCCTTACGTATGTTAAAGGCATTTGGCAGGGGCCAGAGTGTTTCATCAATTTGCATTTTTCGCTACCTCCATAAAAACTTCTTGGCGCATGGCGTTGGCTTGCGCGATGTACTGAGAACCGACAACCTTGTTGAGTTCTTCCGCACACTCGACAGCCCGGTCAATGGCTACCGTTTGAGTAGGATCCCATTTGTCGGTGAGCATCAGTTGCTGACAGGCTGACAGGCCACCCCGCAGGATGCGCACCCGTCTGTCATCGCCACCGACCTTGGGGTCAAGTTCGGACGCCACGCCGAGTGTTGCCAGCATCAAGCCAATGTCGTCGAGTCGGTCAGCGCAAGGCTCATCCTTTTCGCGCAGGTACATCCACAGCTTGAACGTGAGCAGTCCGTTGCTCAGTTTCTTACGAGCCACGGCGCGGGCGATGGGGTTCTTGGCAGTGTTGGCGTCCACAATTCGTACTCTCATTTCAGTGTCCTTTCGATTGGCGGTACTGTTTGACTGCGTTGCGCAGACCAGCTTGGGTCGTGGCCTTCTCGTCAAGGGCCAGCGCCTGCGCTTGGTCTAAGGTGTCTTGCATCAAGATGCGGTGGCACATGACCGGGGCACCCTGGCCTTGGCGGCGCACACGGGCGTTGAACTGCTCGTACAGGTCAAGGCTCCAGTTCAGGCCGTACCACACAAGAATGTGGCCGTTCTTCTGCAAGCCGTCGATACCGTGACCCATGCTGGCCGGGTGACCGATCATCAGTTGGCAGTCGCCAGTCTTCCACCGGTGCATGGCGTTGGTCAGGGACGCTTCGGTCTTGCACTCGGTCAGGTTGATGGGGCGCAGCGCCTTGAACCGGGTCATGATGCGCTCGGCGTCACTGCGGTACGCATAGGCGCACAGCACCGGTGAACCCTGCGCCTCGTCGATAATGTCCTCCAGTGCGTCGAGCTTCATGTCATGCACCGGCTCCCACAGCGGCATCCCTGCGATGGGGTACATGGCACCGTTGGAGAACTGCAAGCACTTGTTGGTCAAAGCAGCTTGGTTGAACGCCTCGATCTCTTTGCCACTGTCAAGCACCATGAAGAAATCTTTCTCCAGTCGGTCGTACTTGGTTCGCAGATCGTCGGGCATCTCGATCTCGATGTTGTTGACAATGAGATCAGGCAGCGGGTTGTAGTCCTCGGCGCTCATCTCCAGCGTGATGTCACCGATCAGCTTCTTGATTGTGTCCTCGGTGTCCTCATAGGGCACCTCTTTGTACGGCCCGACCTTCTTGTAGAACCGGGTGCGAAACGCTGTTTTGCTGGTGCCCAGGCGCTCACCCTTGTCCACCACGAGGAATTGACCGTGGAGGTCTTTGTACCCGTTGGACGCCGGTGTGCCGGTGAGGCCCGTGGTCCACTGGAACTGATCCGCGATCTTGCGAAACGCTTTGACCCGGTTCGTGGCGCTGTTCTTCATCTTGCTGATCTCGTCCCAAATGATCCCGTTGAACGGCATCGGGCGATCCTTCTTGACAAAGTACGTCTGTAAGGTTTCAGCAAGCCACCCAAGGTTCTCGTAGTTGATCATGTAGACATCAGCGGGACGCAGCAGGGCGCGGGTGCGCTGGTCCTTGGTGCCTGCGACCATGCTGAACTTGAGGTGCTTGGTGTGCTCCCACTTCGCAGCTTCCTGACGCCACACGAGTCGGATCACTCGGATCGGGGCCACGATGATCACACCGCGCAGGAAGCCGGTGTTGATCAGGTGAGCCAGGGTGGTCAAGGTGATCACAGTCTTACCCAGTCCCATGTCGAGCCACAGCATCGAGTTGGGATGGGTGGACTGGAAGTTGACCGCCTTCTTCTGGTAGTCGTGCAGCAGATCAGGTGTCAGCATCCCATCACCATCAGATCGATCATGTTCTTACCTTCGATTACGTTGTCAATTACAAAGACGTTTATTTTTTGCTGTCGCAGCCGGGTGTGCTCTCGGTCTTGTGCTGATGTTGGCTTTTGGCCTTCACGCTTAAATTCACAGAACCACACACGGCCATCTGGCGAGATGAACAAACGATCTGGCACAGCAGCCCGTGCGGGGCTGGTGAACTTGTAAGCAAGCACACCCTTTGATTTGGCGTAGTCACAGACCTTGGCCTCAATCTGTTTTTCGAGCATTGCGGTTCTCCAGTTCGATCAGCAACTCGATGTAGTGCTTGGCCTTTTCCAGATCAGCGATGCCGTTCTTCTTGCGCCAGCGGGAAACGTACTTGATCACGTTGCCCTCAAAGTACCCCAGCGCGTTGGCGTAGATGTACTCGACTGGCTGGATCGGCAGGTCTTTGTAATGGTTGCCAGCAACCTGCTTGCCCAGTGCGTTGAACGCTTCATCTTCTTCTCGGGTCACTTCAAACTCAGACATAGCTTCTCCACTTCTTGAACGTAGTAGTCAAAATCAACAGGCAGCTTCCCGGCATCCTTGATGTCGTTGCACACCTGCACACCCCACCCAGACTCAACGCCGATCTTGCGCCACTGCCCAGGGTTCTTGGCAAGGGGTGGCATCCACTTGAACAAGCGGCCACCGTCCTTGGCGATGTAATAGCGAGTCGTGTTCTGCAACTGCGAGGTCACACCGTCCCGCTCAATGGCAAAGTGGCTGGACCTTGGCACCTTGGCACGAAGCATGAAGTCCATGATGTCAGGCCACTGCTCCACCGTCTCACGGATGGGGGCACCCTCGACCAACACCTTCTCGGCCACCTTGGGGATCACAAGGCCACCGGCGTTCTGATGCCAGCCCACGTTGTACTCGTAGGCACCCTTGCGCTTGACGGTGCCATCCTCGTACTCAGCCAGGTAACTGTTCACGTCCCTGATCGACATACGCTTGTACACGGCTTCTTCAAGGTTCAACCCGGTGCGCTCTTGCCACGCAGCGCGGGCCAAGTCCACGAGCATCTTGTGCTGTCGGGGCACACGCACCGTCAGGCCATCGGTGTTGACTTGGATCAGGCGCAGCCCGGGGATCAGCATCAACCCTTCGGCCAGCAGGCACAGCAGCAGTTGGCCGTTGAGCGTGATGGTCATGGTGTACAGCGGGTCGTAGAACACGCTGAACTGGTTGTTGCTGTCACCGTACACACCGTTGAGCGCCAGCTTCAGCATTGCGCTTTCTGCTGACTTCTTGGGGTACTGCTTGCGCTGCTCGAACAGGTGCTTATAGATGCTGACAAACTCTTTGCCGAGATGGGCCGGGTAAAACCCATTCGTGATTGCCAGATTTGGATAGTATGAAGTGACATCCAAGTCCACGATGATGTGCTCACCGTCTGACTCAATGACTTCTGATTCGACAGATCCGTGGATACCTCCAAGACCAAAGACAAACGTGAATCCGTTGACTGTTGCCGTGAGGTCATTGAATACGCCTTTGGTTTCTGTGATCGACTGGGCCTTGAGCCAGTTGAGTACCCGGGCAAACTCGGGCTGCCCGAACTGAATCCACGGCAGGATGGCATCCTTGAGCGCGATGACTGGGCGCTTGGTCTGCCGGGGTGTGCGACCCTTGGAGCCGAAGTTGTAGCAGGCCACACCGGCCTCTTCGAGCTTCATGATGAAGTAGTCTTTGCCGATCTTAGTGTCGTTGTGGTTCATGAAGTCCCGGTCGTACTTGCGGGTCAGCTCTTCACGAAAACGAATCATGTCCAGGGTGTGGTGGTAGAACGCCTTGGTTTCACCAACATCGTGGGCGTTGTACTTCTTGAGCACCGGCACCTGATGCTGGTTGAGCACGGTACCCACGGGGAACGGCAGATCCTCGATGTTGTCCGAACGCATGTTGAACTCCAGCACCTTCAGGCTGGTGGCTCGGGCCTTGTTGTCAAAGTGGTGAATCTTGAACAGATCGATTTGCTCAACGAATCTGTCCGAAGGGTTGACCGTGTGCGCCCACTTGTTCGCATCGTCTTGCGAATGGATGATTGACATGGCCTTTTGATACAGGGTGTTGGCGTCACTGTGACCCATGCGGATCAGGGTGTGCAATACAGGGTAGTCGAAGCCCAGGTTGTTGAAGCCCACCATGCGGGCGTTGGTGTCCTTGAGGTACTGGAGAAAGGCCACAATCTCCCGGCTGTCGTTGCGCCAGTCGCTGATCTCAAACGACCACTTGATCGGTGCATCAGCGTGTTCCACAGCCAGCGTGAACACGTTGGGGAATGTCTCAATGTCGTAGATGTAGTCACGCATTACTGTTACTCGGTAGGTGGGGTGATGCTGCTAGTTCCTCCTTTCCATCTTGCGATGTGCTGTCCCACAGCTCCTCATTTAACTTGCAGCCTCGGTATGCAAGCACATCACCCCGATTCAATTACTGCTGACCCATCATGAAGGGTGGCAAGCCCATCGCTGGTGCAGCGGGTGCGGCAGCAGGGGCAAACATACCAGCCGGGGCCGTAGCCACGGCACCGAACATGCCCGAGGCGTCCACAGCACCCTCACCAAACGGTGTGTCATCAGCGGCGAACTGGACAGCAATCAGGTCGCAGCGGATGCCACGACCGTGCTTGTTGTCCTGCGGCCAAGGCTTGATGGCAGCGTTCACACGGCAGCCACCGTACATCTTGCGGGCCAACTGCTGATAGGCCATTGTGTTGGCTGGGTCGATGGGTGTGCCATCGGCTTGGATCATCTGAGGTGCGGTGTCGCGGCCTGCAGTGATGAACACATGACCGGCGTAGCCATCGTAGGGTTGGAAGGTCTTTTTGTTGATCTTCTCTTCACCACGACCAAAGCAGCGGGTCTTGCGATCCTGCTGGATCATTGCCATCACGGCCTGTGCGTGTTCTTTCCACTTCTCAAGTGCCAAGGCACCGTAGCGCTGCATGAACTGCTGGAACCCGGGGTGGTCCTGCGGCATGATGAACTCGCAGTTGTACGAGATGCGTTCCTTGCCTGTCTGCTCATTCACTTGGCGCTGGGGTTCAGCAAGGTGGGGGAAAGACAAACGGACGTTCGACAAAAAGATGATTTCAGACATTACATTTACTCCAGTTTAAGAAAGCCACGAGGGCAGGGGTTCGGCAGCGGGTGCTACCTCGATTGCGCTGAACATGGGTGCAGCGTTGGTGATGACAGCGGGACGGCTGTCAGATTCAGGGGCGACGGTCAGCTTGCCAGCCATCTTGACCACGTACTCTTGCTCCATGCGCTTGAGTTGGCGATCAGTCAGTGCCACCTTCGTGCCGTCACGTTTCTCCCACGTCAGCTTCTCAGCCTTGGCGGGTGTCACAAGTTTGGTTTCGTACACGGCGGTCTTGGGGATGCCCATCTTGATCAGCTTCTCAGCCATCTCTTCCTCGGGCAACGCCCAAGCGCGAGAGCCACGACCGTTGACCAGCTTCAAACCGGGAATGGTCTGACCAGACTCCAGACGGCGTAGTGCTTCCTTCTCGACGGCTTCGAGTAGTTGGCGCATCAAGGGAGCGGCTTCCATGATCTGACGGATCTGGGTGTCGTCCATCGTGGATGGATCTTTATCGGCACTTTGCTGTGCGACATCGAGTGTTTCGGTTACGACAGGCTGGAACATGATCCCGACCTCCTTCATTACGTTGTTTGCCAGTGCAGAACAGGAACCCTTGGCACGGCAGAATTTACATTGACTATCACCCGGTACAAGCGGTGCATCTGGTTTGTCAGTTGCGGCAGCTTGAGCGATGATTGTACCCATGCTTCCCAACAGATTACTTACAGGCACCTCGCTGAACGTGATCGGGACCATGCCCTTGAGCGCCAGCTTGGGCTGAATGATCGTCATGCGAATGTCGGCAAACGGGTAGACACCGTTGACAGGCAGCTTCAACTCAGACAGCACACCGTAAGCGTACTGCTCAAGCTGCATGTTACCCTCGGCGGTCACGATGCCCATGCCGTCCTTGTAGTCGATCAACTCGATCCAGTCAGGGCCAATGATCTGGCAGTCCACCGTACCCGAGAGGTCGTTACGACCCAGCAGGAACTTGGGGTCAACCCTTTGCTCCGAGATGACTTTGAACATGCCGTTCATGGACCGCTCACGAATGTAGTCGATGGCAACTTTGACCCGGGCGGCGCGGTCAGCGTCAACCTTGAAGGTGCCCTCGTGGTCGGTAAAAGTTTCCCCTACCTGGTCCATCGGATCGGTCAGGCCGGTCTTGATGCAGTGCTCCAGCAGCGTGTGGCTGTGGGTACCGTCAATCGCGGCTGGACCGCTACCCTCGTCGGGGTACTTGGCTTCCTCTCGAATCGAGCCGGGGCACAAGGCCCAACGGCTACGCTTGGAGGGTGACAGTTGGGCGTGAGTGCTCACTTGAGTGCTTCCACACCGGCGAACAATGCACCGTAGTGCTCGGGCTTCACATCGTTGATGTTCTGGTAGCCAAGGCCAGTCAGGACACCTTGAATCATGGAACCCTTTTGTGGACCAAGCGCCTTGTATGCGCCCATCACATAGTCGATCAGACCTTTACCGTCAGTAAACGGTGCGCCACTGGTCGCTGGTGCTGGGGCAGGTGCGACAAAGGCAGGGGGTGCTGGCATGGTGGGGGCTTCAACCACAGGTGCTGGGGCCACGACTGGAGCAGCTTGTACCACGGGTGCGGGGGCTTGCACAACGGGTGCTGCTGGGGCTACATTTGCAGACTCCAGTTTGGCGGTCAGGGCAACCACGGCAGCGGTCAGGGCTTCAATTTTGGCTTCGAGTGACATAGATTTTCTCCAAAGAGTTACGGATTACGGGAGGCTGGATGGTGATGCGGTCTTCTACAAACGCATCGATGAGTTCACGCAAGACATCGGACGGTGTGCTAAACCTCGTTGCCTTCGCATGAAACTTGGTGCGTGTCTTGTCGGTCACTCGGACCGCCAAGTACGCTGATTTGGATTTTGGTGTCATG